GACTGCGGAACCGATTCCTGATAGTGTTGTTCCGACTCCTGGAAGTGAGTTGTTTGGTCTTGAGATTGGATTGAGTCCAGTCGTTCCACCGAAAACGAATTCTTGTGGAGTGAATCTGATATAGTTGGGAACCTCAACGGTGCCCAAGTCCTCAGGAAATCTCAGTGATGGGAAATTTGTGTCTAAAGCCATAGGTTATTTATATGCCTTACAAAGGATCCTTCCAACCGAAAAATCCGAAAAAGTATTTGGGTGATCCAAACAAGATCACCTATCGTTCTGGTTGGGAGCGCAATGTGATGAAATGGTTGGACGAAACCGTTTCAATTGAAGAATGGGGTTCTGAAGAACTGGCCATTCCGTATGAGCACCCGATTCGCGGAGGCATGGCAAAATACTATCCTGACTTCATCGTCAAGTTCCCCGACGGTGTCATCAAAGTCATCGAAGTCAAACCGAAGAAAGAAACTTCAGCACCCGAAAAACCCAAACGTCAGACTCGTCAGTATCTTGACCGAATGGCAACTTGGGTCATCAATCAAGAGAAGTGGACTGCGGCAAGGAAAGTTTGCCAAGCGAACAATCTGGTGTTTGAAATCTGGACCGAGGAACAACTCGCTGAGATGGGTCTTCTTCACATGTCACCAGAAAACAAGAAACAAACTCTGCGTGAAACTGCTGCGAGAAAGAAACCCAAGATGAAACCAGTCAGACGAGCAACTCGTCCGAGACCAACGAGAAAATCCTAGTTGGTCTGATATTTCATCGAACCACCTGCTCCTGGATTTGGAGTTCCGCCAATGAACTGATTCTGAACCTGAGCAGACTGATTCACCTGCGTGAACTCTCCCGTTCCGCTTCCAAGATTGTCGTTCGCCAATCTTTCTTGATTCTCAAGACTTTGCCTTTCGGACAGTTCGTTTCTGAGGTCGTTCGCTGAACGATTGCCCAATCTTCCAGGATTCGCTTCGATTCTCTGCTTCTCTGCGAACTTTCTTTCATACTCTTCTTTGAGTGCTTCGTATCTTGGATTGTTCTCTCTACCGTTCGCTGCTGCTTCGTCACGAATCTCGAAAAGCAGATTGTTCAAGTCTTCTTGAAGTCTGTCCTTTCTGATTGTTGGATCAGCTATGTCGATTCCAAGGTATTCAGCGATCCTTGAAACATTGTCGTAGATCCAGTTGAAAAGATTCGTGATTGGCGTGATCAGATATTCATCGACGAGGTTGAACAACATTGAAACACCCGAACCCAGTTTCTGACCGATTTCTCTGACATAGTCAAGAGCACCGTCGAGACCCAAAGCACCGAGAACCTTTTCTGAGAATTTGACCAAAGAGTCAGCGAGTTGGCTCCAAGAACCGTCGCCTGTGACGATGTTCCAAAGATCACCAACAATGTTTCCGAAGAGGACAGCAATCTCTTTGAGCTCTGAGAAAAACTGCGTGAGTTTCTGTTTGATGATTTCTTGATCTTCTTCAGAAACGCCAAAAAATCCTGCGATTGAAGTTGCCAGACTGATGAAAGCACCTGACAAAGCATCATAGATCTTGTTCAATCCTTCCCTGATTTTTCCCGAGTCTCCGCTGAAGATCCCCTGAGCCACCAGTTTGACACCTTCAAACAACTCTCCAAAAAGTTTTCCAACCTTCACGAAGAATTCGTCGATGCCAACCGCAATCGCTCTTTCAGTTTCCTCGTCGAGACCGAAGAATGTCGCCAAAACATTTGCCAACGCAGAAGCGATTCTTTGTCCAAAGTCAGGATTGTCACCGAACCATTTTTCTGCATCGTCCCAACCTTCAAGGAATGCTTGAAGACCCAAGATACCCGCAGCGAGAAGAGCAGCATTTTTCAGAATGTCAAAGAAAGTTCCGAGACCTTTCTTGACCGCATTGACTCCTGGAATTTTGTCGAACACACTGGCGATTGCTTTTGGAATTGCTCTGATCGCTCCGAAGACTCTTTCCATCTTCTCTTTGAAATCAAGACCCCAAAAAGAAACCAACCCCTCTTTGAACTTGTTCGGAAGATTGAAAGTCAGAAGGTTCAATCCTTTCCAGAATCTGTCTCCAATTGCGAGAGCGAACTCGCTGAACTTTCCATAGAGTTCTTCAAAGTTGGTTCGGAAACTCTCCATCATCGCTTTGGCTCTTTCAACAACAGCAGCAGTGTTCGCACGAATGTTGTCGCCAATCTGATGTTGCGTTTCGGTGTTCTCATCGGTTGATTGTTCGACATCATGGAGGGCATCAACGATTCTCTGATCGCCTTGCTCTCCTTTCATCGACTGATCTTCGATCGCCTGTTTGACTTCACCGAGTTTGCTTTCGACTTCTTTATCTGCCATTCTTACTCATTCTTTGCTTCATTCTTTCGTTCTCTTCATCAATGTGTTGCTTGAGGAGCGCGACGTAGATTTCCCTTTCCCATGGCCAGAGATTTTCGATCTCTTCGATTCCCCAGTTGTGTATTTGCTTCAGGTTGAAATTCAACGTGAAGTATGCGTGGAGATTGATATGAGAAAGGCATATCAGAAAAAAGCAGCGAGACCCTCCAGTTTCTGTTTGTTCTCAGCACCACAACTGCCACAATTGAAATCCAAGTCGTGAATCAGTTTTGGTGATGTTTCAAAAAATTGTTGTATGCTGTTGAACTGAGTTGTTGTCAACGACTCGATGATTCCTCTCAGGTCGTCGTGTTCAGCAGGCGTCACTTCGATCACTTCATCTCCAAAGAAGACAGTTTCGACTGACATGACGATCAGATTCAAAAGTCCTTGAACGCCACCTTCAGAAGAAGCAATGTCTTCGATTGAAGGATACTTCATCTTGAAAGCAAGATCATCTGAGACCTTGATCGAAGTTTTGTGACCTTCAAACTCTTTGATCTTGACTGACTGAAGATCAACGTTGATCTCATTCACCGTTTCACACGAAGAACATTTCAGTCCAATGTCAGCAACTTCACCCACGGAAATCGCTCTGATCCTGAGAAAGAGATACTCCATGTCGAATGAAGTCATCTGATCAACGTCGAATCCTTCGGAACAGTTTTTGATCACCTGTTTCAAAGAACTCGCCATTTGTCTCTGATCTTTCGATTCAGAAGCCATCAGAAGAACTTTCTCGTCACCCACTTTGAATGGATGAATTTTGATTGTTTCTTTCGAAGAAGGCACAACCTCCGAGTATGTCGGAAGTGCGACCTTCACATTTTTCAAACTGCTCATATCAACCTCTATTTGATTCGCTCATATTTCCTATATTTAAAAGTGATTTGAAGTTCCATAAGACCTTCATTGTGATTCAACTCTGAAGCACCGATGTTTGTTGGATAGCATTCGTGCATTCGGTATGCTGCCGTTTCACTCGTCCAACCTTGATTGTATTTTGAAATCTCAATTCGACTGGTGTACGATTTGTAGTATCCGTGACTGAATGTGTTTGGATTCCAAATCGCGTCCTGCCAAGTTTCGAAGAACTGTCTTTCCCTCAGATCCTCCGAACAATAGTATGAAATGGTGAAGTCACCGTGTGTGTGCTTGATGCCCAACGATCTTTTCTCGCCATACTCTTCCCAATCAAGATTTGACATGTCACGAGCAGGAATCGAACACTGCTGACAGAACAAGTTCAGTGCTTCCATTTTTCCGCCCATGTTCGTGAGTGCGTATCCGAGAGTCGGAATGCCAAAGTTCGAACCAACGTTCACTGGTCCAAGATCGACGTTCAAATTGTTGAGTGCCGCCACCCCTGCGTCGATTGAGTCCAATCCTGGAAGATTGACGTTGACACGATTGCCACCAGTCGACAAAAGGTTTGACAACGCATTTCCTGTTGACGTGACTCCTGGAGGCGGAAAGATTCGGCAAACCCACCTGTTGGTTCTCGCCAATCCTTGACTTGAGACTTGACCTTTGAATTGTTGAAGATTCACATTTTGCTCCTACTGTCTCGCCAAACTTTCTTGTTGTCAGCATTGACGAAGTTTTCGAATGGAAGTTGAATCGCGATCTCCCACTCGCTTTTTGGAATGTACTTTGGCGTGGATCGACAATGATCGAACAGATACCGTTTCATTGCTGGTTTCGTCCGAGGATCAAGAGTCAATGCTTTTGCTATTTTTGCCAAGTTCATTTTTCCATAACCGACCTCCCAGAGTATCCTGGCTCTCATTGAAGGTGGAAGATAGTGAACATTCAAACCATACCAACCACCTCTCACGATTGAGAGGCAAATGATCAAAGGGAACATGTCGTAGAAAGGGAGTTTCTCTTTTGTCTTGGGGTCGTATGCATAGACATACATTCCTCCTGGTTCGATCAGTTTCGGCTTGAATCCATCAGTAATGACTTCAATGTTCTTGATCGGTTTTCCCTTTCGGATTCGTTTGGCGAACCAATCGATCGAATCTTTTGTGCCTCTGCTGATCTCTGCCTTTCTGGCCAAATCAGAAAACCTTTTAAATACTTTGTTGGACAATGAAATCTCCTTGTTCAATATTTAGTTGTTTCAAATGACTATAACAAATGCAGGAGGATCAAATGGATCAGAAAGACTTACTAGAAACAGGAATGGAATCGTGGAACGAACTTTGCGTTCTGCTAAGTGATGACGACATGACGTTCTCACACATTGATGAGTTCTCAGTCTTTTATAGGAATCTTTGCGCAAGACTTTTTGAAGTGGAGGGTGAAACCAAGTAATGCCAACTTATGTATTTTATGACGAAAGCGAAAACGAAGAGATTGAAATCACAATGAAGATCTCTGAGTTGGATCAATTCAAGGAAGACAATCCGCAAATGTCCCAACGACACAAAGCGTCGGCCAGTCTGATCTCAGGAGTTTCACTTGACAGTGGAAAACTTCCCGAAGGTTGGAAGGACAAACTGCGATTGATCAAAGAAAAACACCCACGTGGTGGCGGAGTGGACCATCTTTTATGACAGCATCACTCACAAAATATGAAAATGAGTTCTTCGGCAGAATGCTTGACTCTCTCCGTGAGAAAGTCGAGTTGGGTGGCGAAGAAAGCGAACACGAATTTTTTCTACCTTCACCGAAAGAAATCTTCGAACACCTTGATCGATTTGTTGTCGGACAAGAGAAAGCGAAGAAGATTCTTTCAGTCGTTGCACACAATCACTACAAACGTCTCTTGATCTTTCGTGATTCGAACTTCGAGAATCGCTTGGACAAGACCAACTGCATGTTGATTGGACCAACTGGTTCAGGAAAAACCTATATGATCAGGCAGCTCGCGAAGTTCATGAATGTTCCATGCTACATTGCTGATGCGAACTCTCTCACTGCAGCAGGATATGTCGGCAAGGATGTCGAAACTTTGGTTGAAGGTTTGATGGACAACTGTCAAGGCAACTACGATGCTGCTGGCACAGGCATCATCTTCATCGACGAGTTCGACAAAATCGCCAAGAAATCCGTGAGTGGCGGAAAGAAAGACGTTGGTGGCGAGTCGGTTCAACAGGCACTCCTCAAGTTGATTGAAGGCACGCAGGTTGAGATCGAAAAGCAAACGGGTTTCTCAAAGGTCAAAATGCAGGTCGACACTTCGAACATTCTTTTCATTGTCGGTGGTGCTTTCGTTGATCTCGAAGAAACGATTGCCAAAAGATTGAAGGTCGGTCCAACAACCAACGTTGGTATCGGCGCCAAGATCGACAAAAGAGAACCTGATCTGTCTTTGTTGCACAAGGTTCTCCCTGAAGACCTCGAAGAGTTCGGATTCATTCCGGAAGTTCTTGGTCGGATTCCTCTCATCGCAGTTCTTGATGAACTGACTGAAGAAGATTTGATTCGCATTCTTTCGAAGATCGAAAACAATCAAGTCTCACAATATGAGCAACTGTTCCAGCATTCCGAAAAGTCTCTCGAGTTTGAAGAAGAATCGCTGATTCAGATTGCGAAACTGGCCAAAGAGCAGAAGACTGGTGCTCGCTCTTTGAAAACTATTATTGAAAATGTCCTTCTCGACAAAATGTTTGAGTTGGAAAACGCGAAGGTAACAGCCGAAGATGTCGAAAAAGTTCGAACACAAATGGGTCGAGATTCCTAGACTCAAACAAATCAACACACCAAATGGAAGACGTTATGAAGTTAATGGCGAAGTGGCATATCCTTCAATCACAACTGTCCTTGGCAAAACTAAAGACAATCGTGCATTGTTCGAGTGGCGCAAAAGAGTTGGTGAAGAAACTGCAAATAAAATATCACGCAACGCGACTACACGTGGAACATCGATGCACAAACTTTGTGAGCGATATCTGCGAAATGAACCTGTTGATGCGCCAAAACCTACACCTGCGCAAGACTTGGAATTCACTGAGATTAATGATGGCGACTGGACTGCTGGGCAACTTATGTTTTCTGGTATTCGTCCTCTTCTTGATCGTGTAGACAACGTTCGTTGCCTCGAAACAGGTTTGTTCTCTCACATTCTTGGCGTCGCTGGCACAGTTGACTGCATCGCTGAGTATGACGGTCGTCTTGCAGTCGTGGATTTCAAGACATCTCGTCGCCCCAAGAAGAAAGACAATATCGAAGACTATTTCATGCAAGGTGCGTTCTACTTCACTGCCTTTCATGAGATCACAGGGGAACTTCCCCGTCAGATTGCCATCCTCGTTTCTGTTCAGGATGGATCGAATCAAGAGTTCATTGTCGAGGGTCGTGAGATCATTCAATGGACTGAGCAATTAAAGAAAAGGATTGAGGACTATAACAATGTTGTTAACACCACAGCAGATTGAATCTGCAGCTGCAAACATTGTCGAGTTTTGGCATACCTCTGAGTTGCCTGAGAAAGACAAAGCGAAAATACTTGAAATGGTAAAAGATTATTATGAAAGCAAAGACGAATATCTCCATGATCAATATCTTAGAGGACTCACCGACCGAGTCGTTTCAAAACATGTTCCCGCAACCGGATTTGAAGAAAGTGGACAGTGAGATCCAAAGAAGAGTCAAAGACCTCGCCACTGAGATCGAGAATCTGAAATCAGAAACTGGTCTCGGATACATCGAATGCACAGTCGAGGTTTGTGAACGACTCGGAATTGAGATCGAAACAATGAAAAAAGTTTTGCCCAAGAACATCAAAGAAAAGATTGAACTCGAGGCATCTGAACTGAACCTGTTGAAATACAAGATCAACAAAATCCTATGACGAGAGAAGGATACGAATCATACATCATGTATCTCGCTCTTCAGAAACATTTTTCCTCAAACTACGATTTCTTCAAGTACAACGGGAAGGTCAAAGCGAGCATTGATGCATATCAGAAACGAAACGATGTGTTCAGTTTCGAGAAGCTGACGAAGATCGTGCCTCAACGAGAAAGATTGGATTTCTTTGTCTCTCATTTCATCGACGATCCAAAAGCATGGATCCGCAGTATGAGCAAAACAAAATGGGAAGAACACAAAGCCAAATACAAGAACTTCCCCAAGAAGTTCAGAGAAGATCTCGAATACATCAAACTGCGTGGACCGTCAAACTTGATTCATGTCAAACCAGACACCATCCCCGAAATCCATCGTCTGGTGATGAGCAACGAGATCTCATTGGAAAGTGTCATCATTCTTGATCACATCTTCCCCTTCATGCAAAAGCACGTTGACCAAGTCACTGTGCCTTTCGTCTGGCCAGAGTATGCCAGAAAGTTTGAGAAATACAAACCTTTTGTAAAAAACAAACTCTCAGACACTATAAATACTCTAGTTGATGTCGCTCGCGACGTCCTCTTAAAAACGTGAAACCGATAATTGAAACAGTGAAAAGACGAAAAGGAGAAACATATGTCATTTTCTGATTACCTTCAAAACCGCCAACAGGCATTCACAAACATCACTGACTCATTGAAGTCAGAAGTCAACACTCAAAAAACCTCTGATGACGATCGTATCTGGAAAGCCAAACTGAACAAGGATGGCACAGGATATGCTGTTGTTCGTTTCCTCCCTGGAAAAGACCTCAACAAAACTCCATGGATTCGAATCTACGATCACGGATTCCAGTCACCTGAGACTGGCAAGTGGTACATCGAGAAGTCGTTGACAACGATTGGTCAGCAAGATCCCGTCTCTGAGTACAACTCAAAGCTGTGGAACTCTGGCATCGAATCAAACAAAGAGATTGCTCGCAAGCAGAAGCGTCGCACATCATACTATGCGAACGTTTTGGTTCTCAAAGATCCTGAGAATCCCCAGAACGAGGGGCAGGTGAAAATCTTCCGATTCGGTCAGAAGATCTTCGAGAAGTTGATGGCTGCAATGCAACCTGAGTTCGCTGACGAAAGTCCAATCAATCCATTCGACATCATCGAAGGTGCAAACTTCCGCATCAAAATGAAGACCGTGTCTGGTTATCCAAACTACGACTCTTCTGACTTTGAACAACCATCGCCACTCTCTGACGATGAGTCAAAGATGGAAGCAATCTTCAACGCACAGCACGATGTGCACGCGATGATTGATCCTTCTGAGTTCAAATCATACGATGATCTTCAGAATCGTTTGAACGAAGTTCTTGGTTTGACTGGTGGTGCTCAACCTGTTGCACAGGCTCCAGCTCCAGCGGAACCAAAATCAATCCCAACTGCCGAAACAACTTCAACTGGAGAAGAGTTCGGTGCTGTGTTTGATGCTCCACAAAAAGAATCATCATCAGATGACGATGACTTGGAATCATACTTCAAGTCACTCGCAAACTAATCACTAGAGCGTAGTGATGGGGAGGCAGAAATGCCTCCCTTTTTTGTTAGTTGGCCAGAGGATTATCCAATGCTCTTTGCAACTTCTTGTTCAACCTGTCTTCCAAGTCCTTAATCTTTTGATCAGTCGTGTCACGAAGTCGGTTAGCTTTTTCGTCATAGTCGTTGAGCAGTTGATCTCTTCGATTCTCAAATCTCTCTTCTGCTCTCTGAATATCTGTTCGAACACTTGATTCAACATCGTTGACTTTGTCCTCCACTTGATCGACAATCTTCTCAACTCTGACAATGTCGTCTCTCAAATCATTCTTGATGTCTGAGACTCTGTCAGCAGTTTCATTCATGTTCTGATCCATCAGTTTGACTTCGTCTCTGACTGCTTGCATTTCTGCTTCAATCACAGAGAGTTGCTCTTGAAATCCTGACAGGTCAGGGGCAACGTAGCTTTGAATCTGCGACTTCATATTTCTGTAGTCATTGTAGAACTCAAAAGCTCCCCATGCTGACCCTCCCAAAGTAGAGAGTGCAGTTATGAGTGCGAACATTTTTCCGCCAGTGAACTTAACTCCACCAAACTCTACTTCTGCCATTCTACTTACTCCTTTTTGCTGTTGCTTTTTCGTAAATCACTGCTAAAATCATAGCACCAAAACCAGTCACGATGGCTTCTGTTGCTGCAAGTCCATAGTGTGTTGGATGATTCCACAGATCACCAAGAATGGTGAACACACCGACAAGGAAGATTGAAAACCATTTGTTTTCTCTTACTTGTTCCCATGGTACGAAACTTGCTGCAAGCATCGCAAGTCCTGTGATGATGCCTGTCTTGCTGGCAATGATTGCATGCTTGGTACTGAGGACTGTCAAATCTCCTCCAACCATCGCAACCATGCATGAAGTCCATGCCTGTCCAAATCTCTCAGCGACAATTTGACCCTTTTCTTTTATCAGATCAATCATACTCTTCTCCTATCGAATGATTGCTGTGAAGAAAAAATACACAACAACAATCAAAACAATCACAGTTGCTGTGATGATTGATCCGTCGATGATCATCTTCTTCACTTTGTTTTTCTTTCTGACTCTCGCCAGTTCTTCGTTCTTTCTTTTTCTCACAACCTCTGCTTGGAAGTTCAACCAATCAGTCCACATTCCTGCACGACCCTGATAGATCATCAGTTCTTTGAGTTCTTCTTCCTGTGCTTTGAGTTGCTCTGCAGCCATGAATGCTTCAAGATCAGATTTGTATCCATTCTTGTTTGCCTTCTTCTGCAGTTCGGATTTGTTGTCGAAGTATGAAGCCAGTTGCTCGCCACACTCCCAGATCTCTTTTCCATTGCCAATGAATTGTTTGACGATTCCAAAAGCAGCATTTGCTGCAGCAAGTTCAGCGAGCATATTGCATCTCCACCATCTCCTCATGCAGAATCTGTTGCGCTAAACCATTTCTCAATCCTTTTCGTGAACTTGGCAGTTTTTGTGGTTTGTAGAATTCGACATCCGGATAAAACCCTCCAGGTATTGCTGTTTGGTATGTGTCAAATCCAGGTACATAATTCATCAAAGCAAGTTGCTCCATTTGTTGCTTTGATTGTTCATCCATATCTTCTGCTTCCTGAGAATCTTTTGCAATTTCACTTGCTTTCTTCTCAACAAGATTTTTCAACCTTTCTCGTCTTTCTTGACGATTCTCAATATTATTTTGAGTGCCAACCACAGAGCTTTGCACTTCAATTTGAAGAGAGTCCACGCCCAAACCAGTTTCAGCTTGACTGTTTTCCATACCCATTGCATTGCTTGTGACTCCTATTTCTTGAAATTGCTGTTCATTTGTTTGAGTTTCAAAGGATTGTTGAACAGGATTGTTCTCTTTATCTGATGATGACTCAATTGACATTTGTGTCAATGATGATACTGTATTTGCTGCAGCGGATTCTGCAGAACCAATGATATCATTCACCAATTTTTCTTCAGAAGATTGATCCGGTGCGTAGACATCCGGCATGTATTCAGATGTTGGATCTAAAGATCGTACAAGGTCCAGTTTCTGTTTCGAATCATTCTCTTTATTTGCTGTTTCTTCTGATGAACCTGATCCCGTATCTCCTGTGTCTTGTCCATCAGATCTTGTTCCTCCGCTGACAATCGAGGGTTGGATGGAAACGCTGGTTGTGGTTGGGTCTTCCGTTGGGGTGGTTTGAACGACAATTGAAGGTTCCTCTATTGTTGGTAGTGAAGCACTCAAAGCTGCCTGTTGTTCCGCTAACATTTCTGCAATGGCAGCTGCATATCCATCACAGTTTGGCGAAGATAGTGGATCAGTGTAGCATGGATCTGCTGAATAGATCAATGTGACTGAAGATCTTGCAACATCAAACTCTGGACCATAGTGACCTGCCCAGAATCCGTTGTCATCACCCTCTGCTCTAACAGTGATCGTGTTGACATTGGCAATTGATAGGGGGTCTGCAAACAACTCTTGTCCTACGAAAGTTGACCAATCATACGTCCCGTCTAGATTGTATTGCTTCCCCCACAACTGAGATCCACTGCTATCATAAAATCTGACAGAGATTCGCATAAAGTCATCGCCATCATTTTGAGATGCATTTGCATCACCGTTCTTGACAACCCAAGCATAATTGTATCCATCGATATTGATGCCCACACTTTCCATTGCTTGCTGGAAGGCTATGTTCCAAGAAAGAATGCCACCGCCATAACCCCAACGAGCAGTACCTCCATTCCACGTAGGAATATGTCCACCGGAGTATCCTGCCCAGCAGTCAGACCCAGAGCAAATTTCGTATGATCCACCTTTCACACTTTGATCTAACAGATCTCCAGTTGTGTCAGAATAGGAATGGGATGCCGTAAAGCAAAGCAGCACCAATGCCAATACCCTTGAGTACGTCATTGCGTCTGGTCTCCTGTTCTATTTCAGTTGGCTTCAGTTCTGGATTCTCATCCCAAAGAACCTTTGCTTCGGCACCAATCTTACCTTCATATGGGCATGGCGTTCCAGCCATTTCCATTGAACGGAATACTCGAGCATCACCGCACATTACTGACACAGCTGCAACTTTCATTCCCATATCGTAGAGAGTCTTGGATAGTTTCAATCTTTCACAATTCAGATCACGAACATTCCCGCCACCTGAGAATCCAAGTATCTGTGTCTGGACTGCTGCAGAGAATCCTACGGTACAAACATCTGAATTGGAATTGTTGATGCTTGGAGCAATAGCACTTGGTGGTGGCGACTCAATCTTTTGTGTCACGTTGCTATCGTTCTTGTTCACATTTGTGTTACTGTTCGTGTTTGTATTTGTGTTGTTGCTTGTTGAGGTGTTGGTGTTTGTATTGTTTGACGTCGAGTTTATCGTATCATTATTCGTGTTAGTGTTTGTGTTGTTACTCGTCGTGTCGACAGTGGAAGTTGTGGTCGAATTGATCGTGGTGTCACTCACATTGTTATTGTTGTTGGTGTTCGTTGTCCCACCACTCATTATATTATTGTTAGTGTTTACATTTGTGCTTGTGCTTGTTGACGTGTTGGTGTTCGTATTGTTATTTGTGTTATTGTTTGTGTTGTTTGATGTCGACGAAGTGGTGTTGTTCACAGTAGACGTACTGTTCACGGTGCTATTATTGGTGTTTGTGTTATTCGTCGTCGTGTTGTTTGTAGTTGTGACTGTACTTGTGGATGTACTGTCTGTGACGATTGGGTCTGCTGCGAATGCGCAAGAACTCATAATGAAGAATGCAGCAATGATGCGTTTCATTGCTTTCTCCTGAAACTAGCTGGTTGCTCCAGCTTTTTTCTTTTTCCAGATTTTTTTTCTTTCGTCCCAAACAAAGTCCTCTCCTGGAGGTTTGTTTGGAACTTCTCTATTATTAATCGGTCGTTCTTCGTCTAACTTTTGATCAATTTTTCTCGAAGCAGTTGGAACAGTCGCAGTTTCATTTTTTCGTGTCTTTTTCTTGGGACGTCGAGTTTCTGCATGGATTGAGTTCCACGCAAGTAGTAGGCATACAGCAAGTGGGTCGAATACCGCGACGATGACGATAATAACCCATCTGACTGCGTCCTCAAGTATTGTTCGACTTGTTTCACTGTAAACAAGTTCTGCGATGTATTTGATTGGTCCAACTTCAGCCTCCAGAGCATTTTGCTCGGTTTCAAGTTCAAATTTCTTAGAAGTAAGTTTATCGACGCTATCTTCTTTACTTGCAATAATCGCGCCTAAACTGGCTCTTTCTTCTTTCTGTTTTTCTCGTGTTGCGATCGCCCCATCTTTGCCACGAACTCTGTCGTAGTCAAGCAAGGTTTGAACCGCAGCATCAAGTTGCAAGAGAACGGTTTCAGCATCTTTGATTGCTCTCTGCTCTCTTGCAATTTGACCATCAATTCTCTCAATCTTGAGCGTGTTGTCGCCTGCCGTTGCTGTCTGTTCGATGTGAGCTTTTGACAAAAAGCCAAAAATCCCCATGCTCGTGATGAACATGAGGACAACGACAGCAAGTGACAAATATGTTTTGAGCAGGAAGTTGATCCGCGACCAATAGTCATGGAGGAACGTCACCGCCACAAGTTTCCCTACCTCCAACACAGTTCCCATCACAATGACAGGAATCACTGACGCAGCGAAAATCGCAGCCAACCCCACAATGGAGTAATAGGCTGCGACTGCTGAGACAGACAATGCTGTTAGTAATACGATAGATGCAAACATTACATACTATTTATTTCCAATGATCCGGAAACTCATGGTGAAGATACGT